GGAAAGAACTTTTGAATGGTATACGTCAGGTCCTCGTCAACGTCTCCAGCCAGGCGGTGCAATTATTCTTGTTATGACAAGATGGAATACAAAAGATTTAACTGGGTGTCTGTTAGGCGCGCAGCGAGAGGCTAAAGCAGATCAATGGGAGATTATAGAATTTCCTGCGATCATGCCGAGTGGTAAACCGTTGTGGCCAGAGTATTGGAAGCTAGAGGAATTAGAAGCAGTGAAAGCATCTACCGGTGTACAGAAATGGAATGCTCAGTATATGCAAAACCCAACATCAGAAGAAGGAGCAATCATTAAAAGAGAATGGTGGCAGCCATGGAAAGAGGATTGGATACCTGCACTAAAACACGTCATACAATCTTACGATACGGCTTTTGGTAAGAAACAAACAGCTGACTATTCTGCAATTACAACATGGGGCGTTTTTTATTTAAATGATGATAGTCCTGCTAGTTTAATATTATTAGATGCCAAGAAAGGTAGATATGATTTTCCAGAGCTAAAACAGGTTGCTTTTGAACAATGGAAGTATTGGGACCCTGATACAGTTATTGTTGAAGCCAAAGCATCTGGTCAGCCACTTACCGACGAACTAAGAAAGATGGGTATACCTGTTGTTAATTTTACGCCTTCAAAAGGAAATGATAAGCATACACGAGTAAATTCGGTTGCACCTTTATTTGAAAGTGGTATGATATGGGCTCCCAATCAGGAGTTCGCTGAAGAAGTGATCGAGGAGTGCGCAGCGTTTCCATTTGGAGACCATGATGATCTTGTAGATTCAATGACTCAAGCTATCATGCGATTCAGACAAGGTGGTTTTGTTTTACACCCTGACGATGAAAAAGAGGAAAAAATTTATAAAATGAAGAGGACTTATTATTAATGGCAAAAAATCCAATCGACATAGGCGCTAAAATTTTTAAAGTTATAGAAGAATTGTTTGGTAAAGCTTTTGCTAGGGACATGCTTGGTACACGATCTAATGTTGTGAAACCACCACAGATGGATAAAAATGCTCCTACAGGTAATATCTATTCTAAACGTGCTTTACAAAATAATCCTGGTGCCTTAACACTTGCTGAAGATAAAATTAAACAATACTCACCAATGATTCTTGCTAACAAAAATATTATGGAGCAAGCTAATTTTTTAGAAAACGCAGAAAATGTTTTAGCCATTAAAAAAGGAGAGGTAAAAACTACGAAAGAAACTATTGATACTTCGAAAGAAGCTGACATTATAGATATAGGCTCTGGTAAAAAACTAGAAGAAGAAGGCATTGCTGTTTTAAAAGATAAGAGAGGTTATCCAGAAGGAACTGAACCAGGAAGCACGATGGCTAAAGCTATTGATGAAGTGAATACTATTAACCAAGGCAGGGATGAAACACTTAAAAAAGCTGTAGATTCATTTTTTGGTAGTGCCATGGGTAGAGACACGATGATGGAAGGTAAAAGAAGAGCCGTTATAAGAAAGATTTTATTAAGAGATGACAGAATAAATTTAACTAAAGACGAGTTTGAAAGTTTATCTAATTATAATGACTTAAGAGGGGGCGGAGATACTAAAATGGACCCGTTAGAATTGTTTAATAAATACTATGTAAGAGATACTAATAAATTAGAATCACTAGATGCAGTTATTGATGTAGCAGAAAACGAAGTTAAAGCAGCAGATATGTTTTTAAAAGATGAAGCATTTGACGTTAAACCTGTCAGAGAAAGTTTAGATGATGAAGTTGTTGATATACCTGATCCAGACGAATTAGCTGAAGGTGGCAGACCTGGCTTTTCAAGTGGAGGAATAAAATTTCTTAAAAACATGATTAATAAAAAATTTGGTAAAGATACCATGACGACTGCAGATAAAGTTAAAGTTACAGATGAAATGTTATTTGAAAGAGATAAAAAAAGACTCTTGGAAGAGTTACAAGATTACAAAGATATCGCTCCAAAGTTTTACCAAAGAATGGAACTTAAAATAAAATACCCTGGTATTTCAGATGAGCTGATTGCAAAGATTATGGCTGATGACGATCCACAAAGAGTTGCAGAAGTTATGGCAACTATGGATGAAGCATTTAAAATGATGGATAAAGGCATGGGCACTGATGAAATTTTAAATACTTTTAAAAAAACACCAAGAACTAAAAATGCAGGCGGCGGTCTAAATTATTTGATGGGGATGTAATATGGCCTCAGAACTTCTTAAAAATAAAGCGTTAATGCAAAAACTAAGGGCACCTAATATTCCTGTAGTTGATTTTGGTTTGAATGAAACTAACGTAGAATTTATTTTACCAGAAGAAAAACCAGAAGAGCTTTTAGAAATTCAAGAACAAGCTGCAACTGAAAGACGACAAGAAACAATGGATAAAGCTCGTCCTTTTTTAATGGATGAGTCTGTAGATTTTATTGAGAGAGAAGAATTTAGTAAAGGTGGTTCGGCAGCTCTTGCTAAAATATTAAACGAATTACCAGACGGCACTGAAGTAACTAGAGACATGGTCCAAAAAATTATTGACGATAATAATCTTGATGTCACTGTAAGAAATTTTTTTGCTAGACCATCTAAAATTCTTAAAGAAGGAATTACTTTAAGCAAAAGAATGCCTCCTTTAAAAATTACAGATGAATTATTAGAAAAGGTAGATAATTATATAAAAAATACACCTCTTGATTTAAAACAGATTGGAGAGGATCTTGGTTACAAAGAAACTGAAAAAGGTAAATCAGGTGGATTAAGAAAAACATCACCATTAATAAAAGCGTATGAGGAGAAGTATGGAGAGATACCAGACGGTAGATTTAAACCATATAAATTGATTGAAGAGTCTGATTATGTTCAAAACATTATAAAATTAAGAGAAGAATTAAAAAGCACTAATGCCGTTGCTAAAGAGTTAAAGCTTGATAGCAAAACAATTAGAAACGTCTTAAGTCAGTTTAGACCTGATTTAATGGGTGAAGTAAACGTTCCTGGCCCTGAAACTGGAGCAAAAAAAATTAAAAAAAGAGCAAAAGAAATTGTTAAAGAAGGTGAGAAAAAAGCTGGTCCTAAAACCACAAAACAAGCAAGACAAGTTAAGGCTGACATAGCTGACAGAAATAAAATTTACAAAAATATGTCCGCACAGGAACTTGCAAAAGATAAAAATTTTTTAAATAGATTAAGACTTACAATAAATGGTAGAACAGGAGCTGTAGATTTTACTGGATACACAGAAGCAAACCCTGTTAGAGGAAAAGTGTTTAATGATGTTGAGTTAGCACAACACGCAATTAATAAAGCAAAAGAAGGTAAACTAATCACACATGATCACATAACACCAAAAAGATTTAGAACACAAAACATTCAATATCCAATTAATTTTCAACCTGTGACTTACATGGAAAACTCTCAGTTTGAAAATGCAAGAACATACTTAACTGAGAATCCAGATGGCAAGGTAAGTCCAATCGACAGTTACTTAAAATTAAATAACAAAACAATTAGATTTAAAATAGATAACAATAGATACAAATATGGGTACAAAGGTAATATAGAATTTAATCCTGAAACAGGAAATCAAACTTTACTTGATTTTGAAAAAAATCCAGGCGAAAGAAAATTAACTGCTTTTCAAAAACTTATAAATAGAAAAGGATCAGGTGTTGATCCAGTGCTTGCTCTAAAAGCTGGCAAAGAAGAGTTTTTAGATCCCGCGCTAAGAACTGGAGGTAAAATTTTAAGAGGTGCAGGCACTGCAGCTGATTTTGCTATTTCCGCCGGTAAAGGAGCGACGGGTCTTGGAATAGGTCTTTTATTAGAAGCTGATCCAATTATTACTGGAATGTCAGAAGGAAAAGATTTTGGTCAGACAGCTAGAGATACATTTGTGGGAACTGCAATCGATGCCATACCTGGTGTTAATTTAGGAAGTCTTAATGAAGATCTTATTGAATTAGCTGACACAGAAGAACAAAAAGTTGCTATACAAAATTTAATTGATTATCAAAAAGATTACGACAGATTTACTAAAGATCTTAGAGCTTTTAAATCTTATCGAGGTTTGGATCAAGTTTCATTAGAGGAACTAGGTTTTACTGCAACTGATTTAGTTAACATGGAAAATCAATTAGCTAAAAGATTTGAAGACATACAAACTAGAGCACCAGAAGTTTATAAGCCTGAAGTTATGTCAATTGCAAGAGAACTTGCAAAAAAAGAAGCTATAAAAAGAAAAGAAAACTTAGAGGGTATTCAAGGATTAATTTTTGGAGATCGTATGGCAAAAGATCCTAATTTTATTGAAAATCAAATACAACAAATTTTAGCAGCGTCTACAGGCGTAGAAGGAGCAACAGATAGTTACGCAGATAATTATAAATTTTTACCCCCTCCCGAAGTATCACCAGAAGAATTGGATGATATTTATGAAATGGGCGGTATTACAGGAGCAGCAGAGGGAGGCAGAATAGGATTTGCTGACGGGCCACTGGATCCAAAAAGAAGATTGTTTTTAAAAATAATGGGAGGTATTGCAGCTTTACCTATTTTTAGTAAATTTTTAGGAAAATCAGAAGTTGCTAAACCAATTGTTAAAATTGCTAATAGTTCTACTAAAATGCCAGATTGGTTTCCAGACCTTATAAACAAAGCTATGTTTGGTGGCACAGGTAAAAAGATAGATGCAGATCTAACATTATACGAACCAAAAGAACTACCTGGTATAGAAATTTACAGACACGATGATGGCAGAGTTTTTGTAGAGGGTACAAACGAATACGGAAAAAGTTATAAAATTGAATACGAACCACCAGGTTATGAGTTAATAGATGAAAAAACAGGCAAGGCTGTAAAGAGAGAGGGTGAGTTTATTGCTCAAGAAGAAGTTCCTGTTAACGTAGATCCTGATGGTAACGCTGATTTTGACGTAGAAGTTCTTGATGATTTAGATCAAATATTAGGATCAGACACAAGAGCTATGGAAGAATTTGCAACAGGTAGAAAAATTAAAGATATGAAACAGGGCGAGTTTCAAGTTGGTAAAGCTGAAGCTGACGCAGAAAGATTTTTAGAGGAGGCAGAATTACTAGATGAAATTGACTAAAACTATACCCCCTAAATCAGGTCCTCAGTCTGAGGGCTTGCTTATTAATTACAATACTGTTAAACCTGTAAAACTGGAGAAAATAAATGGCAGACATAGACAAGTCTCTTCCAAACGTAGAGCAAGAGATAAAAGTACCATCACCTGAGGAAATAGAAGTTGCTCAAGAAGAAGAGCAGCAACAGCTTAATGAAAAAGGTGAACCTGTAGAAATTACAGAAAATGAAGATGGCTCTGTAGATGTAAATTACGATCCATCAATAGCTTCTGTTGAAGGGGAAGTAAATCATTATGATAATTTAGCAGAGCATTTACCTGATGATGTTCTTGGAAGACTTGGAACTTCTTTATATCAAAATTATCAAGACTACAAAAATTCTAGAAAAGATTGGGAAAAAGGTTACAGAGAAGGTCTAGATCTTTTAGGATTTAAATACGACAATAGAACTGAACCTTTTCAAGGAGCAAGTGGTGCAACACATCCAGTGCTAGCAGAGGCTGTTACACAATTTCAATCTTTAGCATATAAAGAATTACTACCTGCAGAAGGTCCAGTAAGAACACAAATTTTAGGAAACCCTACTCCAGATAAAGAACAACAATCTCAAAGAGTAAAAGATTTTATGAATTATCAAATTATGGATAAAATGAAAGACTACGAACCTGATTTTGATTCTATGTTATTTCATTTGCCTTTAGCAGGATCTGCTTTTAAAAAAGTTTACTACGACGAAGCAAGTGCAATGGCTTGCTCTAAATTTGTACCCGCTGATGACTTGATTGTTCCGTATACAGCTACCTCATTAGATGATGCGGAGTCTATCATTCATCGCGTGCAAATATCTGAAAATGAATTAAGAAAACAACAAGTAGCTGGTTTCTATAAAGATATAGAATTAAAACCAGGCCCTGTTAATGAAACAGAGGTTGAAAGAAAAGAACGTGAATTAGAAGGTCAAACAAAAGGAAGAGACGAAGACGTATTTAATTTATTAGAGTGCCATGTAAATTTAGATTTAGAAGGATTTGAAGACATGGATCAAGAAGGTGAGCCAACAGGAATTAAACTTCCATATGTTGTGACCATTGAAGAAAATTCTAGAGAAGTGTTATCAATCAAAAGAAATTATGAAGTAGGAGATACTATGAGAAAAAAAATAGAATACTTTGTACATTTTAAATTTTTACCAGGATTAGGTTTTTATGGTTTTGGTTTAATACATATGATTGGTGGACTATCAAGAACAGCAACTTCTGCATTAAGACAATTACTAGATGCAGGAACATTATCAAACCTACCCGCAGGATTTAAACAAAGAGGAATCAGAATAAGAGATGATGCACAATCAATACAACCAGGTGAATTTAGAGACGTAGATGCACCAGGCGGTAACATCAGAGACTCTTTCATGATGCTTCCATTTAAGGAACCATCACAAACCTTATTACAACTTATGGGCGTCGTAGTATCTGCAGGTCAAAGATTCGCTTCAATAGCAGACTTGCAAGTAGGTGAGGGTAATCAACAAGCAGCTGTGGGTACGACCGTAGCATTGCTAGAAAGGGGAAGCAGAACAATGTCTGCAATTCACAAAAGAATTTATGCAGCATTAAAACAAGAATTTAAATTACTAGCACGAGTTTTTAAGTTATATCTACCTCAAGAATATCCTTACGATGTTGTTGGTGGTCAAAGAATGATTAAACAATCTGATTTTGACGACAGAGTAGATATATTGCCGGTTGCAGATCCAAACATATTTTCTCAGACACAGCGTATTTCCCTCGCACAGTCGGAACTGCAGCTGGCAACATCTAATCCACAAATACATAATTTATATCAAGCATACAGAAATATGTATGAAGCTCTGGGTGTAAAAGACATTGATAAAATTTTAAAACGTCCACCGATTCCCGCACCAAAGGACCCAGCGTTAGAACATATTGATGCTCTCGCTGGGCGTCCGTTTCAAGCTTTCCCAGGTCAAGACCATAGAGCACACATAACTTCACATTTAAATTTTATGGCAACTAATATGGCTAGAAATAATCCTATTGTTATGGCTGCATTAGAAAAAAATTGTTTTGAACATATTTCTTTAATGGCGCAAGAGCAGGTTGAAGTAGAATTTAGAGCAGAAATGCAACAATTAATGGCTATGAGACAAAATCCACAAGCTGCAATGAATCCACAAATTCAAATGCAAGCAAAAATGACAGCAGAAAAAATTGAAGCAAGAAAAGCACAACTTATTGCTGACATGATGGAAGAATTTATGAAGGAAGAGAAGAAAATTACCTCTCAATTTGACAATGATCCTATTGCAAAACTAAGATCTAGAGAATTAGACCTCCAAGCGCAAGAAAATCAGAGAAAACGTGAAGAAGGAGAGGAAAGAATTAACCTTGATAAGATGAGAGCAATGATGAATCAAGAAAATCAAGACGAAAAATTAGAACAAAACGAAGAATTAGCAAAATTAAGAGCAAATACTTCGATTGAAAAGACAATATTATCAAAAACACTACCAAGTGCTAAAGATATGGGCGCTGGAAGTGTGATAATTAAAAAAATGGATGACTAATATACAAAAAAAGGTTAAAAATTAAAAACAAAGGAGCATATATGACAAAAACAACTGGAAAACATGTAAACGAAGAACAGTTTACAGATAAAGATGGCTACTTAAAAGGTGGAGTTGAGATTGAAACAACAGATCCATCTGAGACTCAAGAACAAGAAGTTCAAGGTCAAGGAAACATCTTAAAAGAGAAGAATAGAAAAGCTAAGTGGTATTAATATGGCGTGGTTTAGTTTAGCAAAAATTGCTTTACAAGCTGGCAGCAAGATATATGCTAATCGTCAAAAAACAAAGATGGCTATGTCTGATGCCCAACTTATGCATGCAGAAAAAATGGCCCGAGGTGAAGAAGCTTACCAAGGTAAACTTCTAGAAGCACGTCAAAACGACTATAAGGACGAATTTGTTTTGATAATTATTTCGGCGCCCATCGTGGTGCTCATGTGGGCAGTGATGAGTGACGATCCGGAAGCAATGGAGA